ATACATAGAGAACTTCAATCCAGAGAAGTCTAAAAACCCTTTTGCTTATTTTACTCAGATTATATACTATGCATTTTTGAGAAGAATACAGAAAGAAAAACGTCAGTTGGAGATAAAGAATAAGATTTTAACCAAGTCTGGATATGATCAAGTGTTTCATACAGATGACAAAACAGGTCATTCAGACTATAATACTATTAAAGAAAACGTAGAAATAAAAATAAGCAATGCATGATAAGCAATTATATGAAGCATATGACTTCATAAAGATGCTAGCTCCTGACGTTGTTCCTATATTAAATCCTTATGCTGAGAGTATGACATACCCTATAACTATTGTGGATGATTTCTTTGATGATCCAGATGAAATTGTTGAGCTAGCAGAGGCTTTGAATTGGTATCAACCTGATACTGGAAACTGGCCAGGTAAAAGAACTAAGCAACTTCACGTCGAATGTGAAAAGTTTTTTAACTACTTTGGTGAAAAGATACATCATATATTCCATGATACAGTTCCTGAGTATTGGGAGTTGCAATCTCATTTCCAGAAGATAGAACCATTTGCAGGTGATCAATGGGATAAACGCAATCAAGGTTGGATACATCAAGACATTGACACATGGTTTGGTGGTATAGTATACTTGACAAAGAACCCTTGTCCCAACTCAGGCACTTCTATATACCATGCTCACAAGGGATATTCTCATCAGAATCGTGGTGAGATAAACTATAAAGAACTTCTTTATCGAGGTCATTCATTTGATCTTGATGATTATAATGCAGCATGGGATTCTATGAGAGAACAGTATACTGAGACTGTTACCGTTGAGAATGTATACAATAGATTTGTACTGTTCAATGGTAAAACTCATCATGGAGTTAAAACTTTTGGTACTAAACCTAGACTTACTCTTAATTTCTTTGGCATGAATATGACAGGACATCTTCCACCCCTACTTCGTACACGATGAAGATAGCAATAATAACAGATCAACACTTTGGTGCAAGAAAGTCCAGTAGAATTTTCATGATTTCTTTAATAAGTTTTACACAAATGTATTCTTTCCTACACTAAAAAAACGCGGGATCGACACAGTATTAGACTTAGGAGATACCTATGATAATCGTAGAACTCTAGATCTCTGGGCAGCAAACTGGAGTAAGACAGAATACTTTGATAAGTTAAGAGAAATGAATATTACAGTTCATTCTCTTGTAGGTAATCACACAGCATATTTTAAAGATACAAATGACATCAATACTCTTGATGGTATTATTGGCGAGTATAATAATATTCATATCTACAATAAGGCAACAGAGGTAGAGATAGGTGGATTACCTATTCTATTCATACCTTGGATTAATCAACAAAACTCAGAAGAAACCTATGCATTGATTGAAAAATCTAAATGTCCTGTAGCAATGGGTCATTTAGAACTCAATGGTTTTGAAGCACATCGTGGTTACATCATGGATCATGGTGACAGCACAGCACCGTATAGAAACTTTGAAAAAGTATTCTCAGGTCATTTCCATCGTAAGAGCACTAGAGGTAACATATCATACCTAGGTAATCCATACCAGATCTATTGGAATGATTATAGAGACGCACGTGGATTTCATATCTTTGACACTGAGACATTAGAATTAGAGTTTATAAAAAATCCATATGAAATATATGAAAAGATATATTATCATGAGGACAATATACAAACAGGTATGTTTAAATACCATGAGTATTCTCAGAAATTTATCAAGATTATTGTAGAAAAGAAAACTGATACAGATAAATTTGAAAGATTTATTAGTCAGTTGTATGCTGCAGGAGTGCATGAGATCAAAGTTATTGAAGATCCATCTTTTGAACAAGATCTAAATGAAGAGATAGATATAGAGAAAGAAGATACTCTAACAATATTAGAGAGATACGTTGATGACATGGAGCACTCAGATAAACCCGCACTCAAAAATATTCTCAAGTCATTATATGTGGAGGCATTGGAGTTAGTATGATGTATATCCTTGCAGTTACAGGCAAAGAGAAGGAAGGTGCCTATGCTGTTGATGAGAATGATAAACGTAAAGTTTACATGTTCCTTGACAAAGACGACGCAGTACGCTATGCTGGCCTTCTGGAAGCTGATGACTTTCCAGATATGTCAGTTGTAGAAGTTGATGATCAAGAGATCATACAAGCTTGTGTTAAACATGGACATGAATACTTTGTTGTCACTCCTGATGATATAGTAATTCCTCCTAGATAATTTTTGTCTGAATGATTATTTTTAAAACTGTACGTTGGAAGAACTTCCTTTCAACTGGTAATGTGTTTAGTGAAATACAGTTAGATACAAGTCCTGCTACATTGATAGTCGGAGCAAATGGTGCGGGTAAATCCACATTCTTGGATGCCATGTGCTATGCGTTATTCGACAAACCTTTTCGTAAAATAACTAAAGGGCAATTAGTTAATGCTGTGAATGAAAAGGAACTACTTGTTGAGTTAGAATTTAGTATAGGTTCACGTGAATATATGGTACGCAGAGGGAGAAAACCTAATGTGTTTGAAATCTATCTCAATGATACAAAAACTAAGGAAGAAGCATCTACCTTAGAACAGCAAAAATATCTGGAACAAAGTATTCTGGGGTTGAATTATAAATCATTTACTCAGGTGGTGGTCTTAGGATCATCTTGCTTTGTTCCATTTATGCAACTAACTCCTCCCAATAGGAGAGAAGTTATAGAAGATCTTTTAGACATTCGTATTTTCTCAACTATGAATGGTATTCTAAAAGAACGTTGTAAAGGTATTAGAGAAAACATCAGAGAGGTTGAGTATCAATTTGATCTAGCAAAGAATAAGGTTGAGACACAACAAGCATTGATTGAACATCTTAAAGAACAATCAAATGCTAATACCACAAGACGTAAGACAGAGATTAAAAACATTGAGAAAGAAATACAAGATATTACAATTCTTGTAGATAAAGATCTCGACTTGTCTAAATCATATGAAGAGTCCCTAGTGGAATATCAAACGGTTGATACTGATTTGTCACAACTCCGTATCTATGAGAGTAGATTTAAAGACAAACAAAAAACATTTAAGAAAGAGTACAAATTTTTTGAGACCAATGAACATTGTCCGACTTGTCAGCAAGCAATCACAGAAGAACTTAGAACTAATAAGAAATCTGGAATTACTGATCAACTCAAGGAAGTTGAAGAAGCAACAGAAAAACTCAGAGGAGAGTTAGATAGTATCTTAGTAAAGATAGAAGAGAAGAATGATATTACAAAAGAGTTGTCACGTTGTCAGCAAGCAATCTCAGAATCACAAAGAGAGATACAGTATCGTAAGCGTCAGATAAAAGCAATTGAAAAGAAGATAGACGAAGCAACTGGTAGTGGTAGTAGTCTAAAGAAAGAGAAAGACAAACTTAAACAACTAGCAAAGGATGGATTAAAGGTAGAGGAATCCCTACTTGACGAGAAAAAAGTACGTGACAACTATAATACTGTCACAAACATGCTCCGCGATACAGGAATTAAGTCTACAATAATAAAGAAGTACCTACCAATTATGAATCAACTCATAAATAGGTATCTAAAGGAACTAGACTTCTATGTCTCTTTTGAACTCGATGAGAATTTCATGGAGACTATCAAATCTAGATTCAGAGATGAGTTCTCATACGCATCCTTTTCAGAAGGAGAGAAGATGAGAATAGACTTAGCACTTCTCTTTACATGGAGAACAATTGCTAAGATGAAGAACAGTGCCAATACTAATCTACTCATCTTAGATGAGATATTTGATAGTAGTCTGGACACTGCAGGAACAGATGACTTCCTAAAAATTCTACACACTGTGTCTGATAAGACCAATGTGTTTGTAATCTCACACAAAACAGAATCCTTACAGGACAAGTTTGCATCTACCTTACGTGTAGAGAAAAAACAAAACTTCTCAGTTATATCAAAGGAGGAATAATGAGAGTACCTAATTGGCAGCATCATTCCAAGAAGGAACAGAAACGCCACCTTAAACCACAAGCAATGCGACAGGCACGTGCCAGAGTAAGACAGTTGACAAAGTGTCTACTCAACCCTCCCAAGCGGAGGGTTTCTTATTATAATGTGTATATACAACAAAGCAATTATCATGAACATCGTCAAAGAATCACTTGCTAAACTACTTGCCACAGAGAATCTTATTGTAGAGCATCGTCCTGTAGAGACAGCACAGTTTGAAGTATACAGCAGAGTCCTAACTCTACCTACATGGGAGCATGAGTGTAATGATGTCATCGACATGTTCATCGCACATGAGGTAGGTCATGCATTATACACACCAGAAGATAACGAGTGGTTAGACGAAGTTCCACAGATGTTCTTAAACGTAACAGAAGATATCCGTATCGAGAAACTCATCAAGCGTAGATACGAAGGTCTTCCAAAGACATTCTTCAAAGGTTATCAAGCACTTGACATTGACGAGTTCTTCGGTCTTAACAACAAAGATATTTCACAACTCAATCTTGCTGACAAGATCAATCTTCAATACAAGATCGGCAACTACAGAGACATCCCATTCACAACAGAGGAAGCAGCATTCCTTCCTAAGTGTGATGCTCTAGAAACATTTGACGATGCAGTTGCACTTGCTAAAGAGATCTTTATATTCTGCCAAGAGCAACTTGACAAGCAACAGAAAGAAGAAGCACCTCAGCAAGATGACGCTCTAGACTCAAACAATCCTCTAGAAGATCTATCTACAGGTAAGTCAGAAAACAACAACCCTGTAGAGTCATCTAATGCTCCTACAGAAGCAGGAGAAGAAGAAGGTCAGGAAGAAGCAACAGACTTACAACCAATTGACATTCTTAAGGACAGAGATGCACAACCTACTGATGAGCAGGAAGAGTGGCATGGTAATCCAACTACACAAGCAGGACGTCAGAACGGTCCTACTGATGCTACTCCACAAGTATCTACTGCACAGGCAGCAACAGAGTCACAAAAGAAATTTGTTAATAAGGAAGCAGGAGAGAACATCTATGTTGAGGTTCCTAAGATTCCTATCAACTACATGGTTTCTAACCAAGAGATCTCAGACTATCTTACAGATCATTATGCTAAGACAGATGCATTTAGACGTCAAACAGAGTGGAAAGATGAGTATGATCTTGAGCAATCAAAGTGGAGAGTTCAAGATATGGATTCATCAGATGTAGCATACAAAGCATTCAAGACATCTTCTAATAAAGAAGTCAACTACCTTGTAAAAGAGTTTGAGATGAAGAAAGCAGCAGATGGTTATGCACGTGCTACCACATCTAGAACTGGTGTTCTTGATACTGCTAATCTTCACACATACAAATACAATGATGATCTATTCAAAAAGATCACAACAATACCTGATGCTAAGAGTCACGGTCTAATCTTCAACATTGATTGGTCTGGTTCTATGCATCATCAGGTTCTTGATACTATCAAGCAAGCATTGACACTTGTATCATTTTGTCGCAAGGTTGGTATTGACTATGATGTATATCTTTTCACTGATGCATATGAGTATCATGGAAGTTACCATGATGTTGCAGAAGAGTCTTTGATCAACGGTAAAGTTATCCTTGACAACTTCAACATGATCAATGTTCTATCAAGTAAAACAAACAAGAGAGTTGCAGACAGACAGCAACAAAATCTATACCGTCTTGCATCATCTATTGTCAATTACGGTGGTGCTGCTGTTCCTCAGAAACTAAGACTAGGTGGCACTCCACTCAATGAGTCTTTGATCGCTATGAATGACATCATCCCTGAGTTCAAGTCAAGAACAGGAGCACAAAAGGTTCATGTTGTATGTCTAACTGATGGCGATGGCAATCCATTACGTGCGGGTAAGAAGTATGTTGATAGAGACGGAACAGAGTCACTCTTTGCATCACACATGGGTGCAGGATACATCCTACGTGACCGCAAGACAGGTAGAATGTATAAGTTCTCAGGAGACTACTACTCAGGACAGACTAGACAGTTTGTATCTTACCTACGTGACAGATTCCCTGAGTGTTCTTTCATGAACATCAGATTACTAGGATCAGGTGAGTGGCACAGATTCAAAGTAGATTGTTTCGGTAACGACTACACAGAAGAGAACGTAGCACGTGCAAATGCAGAGTGGAAGAAAACAAAATCATTCATCTGTGCATCTTCATACTGGACAGTTCAGTATGGTCTAGCAGCATCAGCACTAAACACCGACGCTGAGTTTGAACCTAAGTCAGATTCAAAAGCAGATATCAAGAGAGCATTCGTTAAGTCTCTAAAAGGAAAGAAGATGAACAAGAAGATCTTATCTTCCTTCATCGAACAGATTGCATAGTGCCAATCAAATTAGTGTCACATCATATATTGCAAAGTCCTATATGATGTGGCATTATTATAATATACAAATCACACAACTTCATTATCATGCCATTTGAGAGAAAACTACCAGTCAACTTTGTAGACGAGTTACGTGACGAGTTCGGTAATAACATCGACGCATCACATGTCAAAAAGTTTGCAACAAAGTATTCTGTAGGATACGCAACTGTATCTCGCAAACTAAAAAACTTCCAAGTCAAGAAAGGCACATGGAATCTAACTATACAAGAAGGCAGAGAGATTCTTACAAAAGCACTCTCAGCACCCTCTGTAATCCCTTCAGTTGAGCAGAACCTTATTCCAGAGGTAGTTGATACCTTTGTTCCATTCGGTAACTTCAACGATGTCAAAAAGATTATTCAATCAGGCATTTTCTATCCTGCATTTATCACAGGTCTATCTGGTAACGGTAAGACATTCTCTGTAGAACAGGCATGTGCTAAAGCAAACAGAGAGTTGATCAGAGTCAATATCTCTATCGAGACAGACGAAGACGATCTTATCGGTGGATTCAGACTTGTCAACGGTGAGACAGTATGGCACAACGGTCCTGTCATCGAAGCACTTGAAAGAGGTGCTATCCTTCTTCTTGACGAAGTTGACCTAGCATCCAACAAGATACTTTGTCTACAATCTGTTCTAGAAGGTAAAGGTTTATTCTTGAAGAAGACAGGTCGCTATGTAGAGCGTCGTCCTGGTTTCAACATATTTGCTACAGCAAATACAAAAGGTAAAGGTTCTGAAGATGGTAGATTCATCGGTACTAATGTTCTTAACGAAGCATTCCTTGAGAGATTTGCCTTGACATTCGAGCAAGAGTATCCTACTGTTGCTACAGAGACAAAGATTCTTGAGAAAGCAGCAATATCACTTGCTGTTCTTGACAAAGAGTTCTGTTCTCATCTTGCAAACTGGGCAGACATCATCCGCAGAACATTCAACGATGGTGGTGTTGATGAAGTTATCTCAACACGTAGACTCGTACACATTGTTAGAGCATTTGCTATCTGGCATGATCGTATGAAAGCAATCAAAGTTTGCACCAATCGTTTTGATGACGAGACAAAGCAATCATTTATTGAATTATATGATAAGATAGATGCAGGAGTTGATCTAAACAAAGAAGATGACGAAACCGTTTGATGGATACCTCGGACACATCCTCCGTCTCAAAGACGGTAGGAGTGTTCGCATCTTAGGAGATGGAGGAGACGAGTGGAAGGCAACACATAAAATAAATGTTGTTGACCTTGACGGAAATGAATTTCAATGCTATCATAGTGACATAGATCATGTCTGGAGTGAGAATTGAAATACAATGAACAAGAGATTTTGAAACAGATCTCAGAGTATATCTCTAGCACCTACGGTGCACACTACAGCAAACATGGAATCCAAACATTGGATCTCATTGATTCTGTTGGTGATGCTGAAGCATTCTGTAGGTCTAACATTTTGAAATATGCTTCGAGGTATGATAGAAAGGGAACAGCAAGAAAAGATCTATTTAAAATAGTTCACTATGCTGTTCTCCTTCTACACTTTAGTGATAAGTCTGCTAGAGCAGCAGAGTTAAACGCTAACACACCTACAACCTTTTCAGTAGATTATGACAAATGAGTAAAGTAACACTATCTAAAAAAACATTAGACGTTCTTAAAAACTTTTCGACTATCAATTCATCAATTGTATTTCGTCAAGGTTCAACAGTTAGAACCATATCTAACGCAGAAAATATTCTAGCAAAATTTACAGGTGAGGAAGTATTTCCTACTGACTTTGCAATCTATGATTTAAGTCAGTTCTTGATGGGTATATCTTTATTCAACGATCCACA